ATGAAAAACTATCAGGTGTTTTACTGGATCAAGAAGAACCGCCACGAATACCTTGAGCATATGTTCGTGAGCGCGAACAACGCGAAGGACGCATGCCGAATCTGCAAAGAGCAGGTCAAGGAGCAGACCGGTCGCAACGCCTTCCGGCCAACGACAAAAGCCCCGGATGTGAGCCAGTACGCGAACCTTCCCCACTTTGTGGTTGACTGACAATTCAAACAAGCCGAGCGGGGGCGGCAAGTCCCCCGCATAGAATGGAAGGAGAAATTGAAATGCTTTATACAGTTTATGAGGTTTTCCCGGACGGAAAGAAATTCTTCCGTTTTGAAAGCAATGACCGCTTTGAATGTGAAGTCTATGTGGAGCATCACAAGTATGACAGCAGAATCGGAAAGCTTGTTATTGAATAACGAAGCCACAGGGCGGCGGCTAAACCGCCCGGTGTAATGCAGCCGAAGCCGGTTCCAAGCCCGGAAGATGCAGAGGACACCACACTGAAAGGAAGCTAACAATGGAAGGTTATATCGGCACCATCGGCAGCAAGGTCACAACCGATGTCAAGATGGTCACCATCTTTGAGTATCAGGATTACAAGTTCAGCTATTACGGTACTTCCCGTTATATCTACACCATGCAGGACGATGATGGAAATGCCCTCGTTTACAAGTCGGGTGCATATCTGACATACAAAACCGGCGAGAAAGACCAGTGGGGCAATCCAGTTGAAATCGGTATCCGCAGAGGGGACAAAATCAGCATCAGCGGCACGATCAAAGACCACGGCGAATACAAAGGGGCAAAGCAGACGGTTCTTCAGCGTGTTAGGGTCAAGGCACTGATTGAGCGCCAACCCACAAAACAGGAGCTTGATGACAAGAAGCGTGAGGAACAGCTTTCTTCCCTTTCTAACGGTGATTTTTGCTGGCGTATGCCGTACCGGCAGTACAAAGAGCACTATTCTGATTGCGAAGTCCTTGCCGGAAGCTTCGATGATGGTTGCGATTCGAGAGGGCGGAAAATCGCAGAAACCACGGTCGAAGTTATCATCTGTGCGGGTCGGCTGAAGAACAGTGGCGTTCGGGGTGAACACTTCTACGGATTCGAGTTCGAAACCGATAGCGGCGGTCTGGTGTGCTATCGTGCGGTTTCAGAAGAAAATGCCCGAAAGCGGATGTTGAAAGACTATCCCGAAAGCAAAAATTGGGAATGCACCCATATATACACCCATAGGACAAGAGAATTTGCATGACAGTTGAAGCAATCTGAAAGGAGAACACCATGACAAACACACGATTCAATAAGCTATGGGAGCGCTGCGAACGGAACGGGATGGTTAATTTTGCCGAACGTGGCGAACAGTACACGCTTTCTGTGCATCGTTGCTGGACGGGGAATGAATACGTCTTGGAAAAGCTTAATGGCCATTACCTGTCAACTGTTATGGTGCATTGGAGCAAAGCGCAGTTTGAGCGTTTGCTTGCTTTTTAAGCCGAAACGCTCTAACGACCGTCTGCCGGGAATGACCGCCCGGCACTGATGATGGCAGGTCAATATATATGGAAGAAAGGTGACAGCAATTATGAACGGTAAGCTGCTTAGAAGCATCATGATTCTTAATGGTGACACGAATGCTTCACTTGCTGAATATCTCGGCATCACGGAACAGAGCGTGTCCAACAAGATCAACGAGAACGGCACGGAATTCAAACAGGGCGAGATTTTCAAAATCAAAGCCAAGTACAACCTTGATAGCGATATGGTAGACCGTATTTTTTTTGCCGACTAAGTGTCTATTCCAGACACACAATGAAAGGAGAATCCAACAATGCCAAAAACGCGGCTCGGCAGAAAACCGCGTGACCCGATAAAGGAGCTGGTTTTCGGGCGAAAGATGGCGATTGGCATGACGAATGCTGATCTGGCCTTAAAAACGCATATGTCAAGGAAGCAGATCGAATATGTGTTCAAGAAGCCATCGTGTGATTGGACGATTGCAACCACGCTGAAGCTAACGGCTGCACTGGACATCCCGATTGAAGAAGTACGGACGTTAGTCGGGAAGAGCTGAGTGAACCACAATACAGAAAAGGAGATGCAATATGACAAGAGAAGTTTTGACGGATGGCAAACTGGAAGAGGAAATCAAGCGGCTGTCTGAATCGGAGTATGTCAGGCTTGCCCGGAAGGAAAACCGGCTGAAGGTCGAAAAGCAGAAGCAAAAGCTGTATATCCTCCGCAGCCTTGAAAAGCGCGGAAAAGAGCTTTCCGACATGGGAATCACTTTCGACAACATCAAGGATTTGATGTTCGACAAAGCGGAAGAAGGCGAGGATTGACGCAATGAAAATGACCGTCACAAGGCTTCCGGATGGTGGTGTTCGCTATGAATCGGAAAAGGCCATTGTCACGATTCGTGAGCGTGGGCGGTACATCCGGGATGGGAAATTCACAGAAGAAGGGCTGAAAACCATGAAAGAATCAGCAGCGAGAATGTACATGGCGAAAGCGGTGTGTGAACGATGAACAAGCACCTTCCGCATGATCTGAAGCAAATGCAAAGCCTTCCGCTTGAAGCAAAGATAAGAATGACGAAAGAGCGCATCGAAGCATGGTATGAATCGTGGTGGCGATATGAGATTTATGACAAGGCAACCGGCAAAACGCGCTTTGTAACATTCGACAATCGCGATTATTCAGCGACGCCACCGATGAAGGAAACCGAATTTATTGAATCAGCATTTCCGGGCGCTGTTTATGTCAGCTTCAGCGGCGGCAAGGATTCCACGGTGTTAAAGCACATTGTTGATTCCATGTATTCAGATGTTCCGGCTGTTTTCGTTAACACAGGCCTTGAATACCCAGAAATTCAACATTTCGTCAGAGAGGTCAAAGCTGAAAAATATGGCTGCTTCAATCCTGATGTCGAAATTATCCGGCCTGAAATGCGGTTTGATGAAGTCATCAAGAAGTATGGTTATCCTGTAATCAGCAAAGAGGTAAGCAACACAGTCAGTGGTGCAAAAAAAAACATACGTGATGGGAAGTATTCACTTCGGCTCCGTCAATTAGGAGTTCAGTGTGATGAATACGGTGGTCTTTACAATAGTGGAAAGCATGACTATGAAAAGACAGTAACAAGATCAAAATTCACGCAAAACAAATGGCGCTTTTTGCTTGATTCTGATTTTGAAGTTTCAGAAAAGTGCTGCTACCACACAAAGAAAGCACCTTCCAAGAAATATGAAAAGGAAACAGGAAGGAAGCCGCTGATTGCAACAATGGCATGTGAAAGCATGACAAGAGAAGCAGCTTGGATGAAAAAAGGATGCAATGCGTTTGATGCTCCACGTCCTACATCACAGCCTATGTCATTCTGGACGGAACAAGATGTTCTTCACTACATCAAGAAATATGATGTTCCATATTGTTCTGTTTATGGTGACATTCAGGTCAAGCAGAAAGTAGACAATGACAAGGTGTTTGAAGGTCAGATGAACATAATTGATTATCTTGGATGCTACGAACCGGAAGACACACTTGAAACAACTGGCTGTGATAGGACAGGCTGTATCTTCTGTATGTTCGGCTGCCACCTTGAAAAAGAACCGAACCGATTTCAACGCCTGAAGCAGACGCACCCAAGGCAGTATGAATACTGCATTTGTGGTGGTGAAATGGTTAATGGGAAATGGCAGCCGAACAAAAAAGGGCTTGGCCTTGGTCATGTCCTTGACTACATAGGCGTGAAATACGATTAAAGCAAAGGGACAACTGCTGCAATCTCAGAAAATGAAAGGAGAAAAAGTAAATGTCAACAGCGAAAAATCACGCAAAGCGCTCCCACCGAAGCCATTACCGGGGAAGAATGTACACCGGTAGCAGGAAATCAGTAGTCAAGCCGACTCCCAATAAATCTTTCTTCGATAGACTTGTCCAGAAACTCAGAAAGATCCGGATGAACAAGAAAGAGCAGAAGCCAGATGCTTGAAATGAAAATCCTGTCCAGCCGGGAAGAATGGCTTGAAGTCCGGTCGCATTATATCGGCGGTTCTGACGCTTCAGCCGTTATCGGCCTGAACCCATACAAAACGAACTTAGAGCTGTGGCAGGAAAAGAATGGTCTTGTGCAGCCGGAAGATATCAGCGGCAAGCCCTATGTCCAGTATGGCACACAAGCTGAAATGCACTTGCGTGGGCTGTTCCGGCTGGATTTCCCAGAATATCAGGTTGACTACATAGAAAACAATTTGTGGCTGAATGACAAATACCCTTTTGCCCATGCTTCACTTGACGGATGGCTGACAGATCAGGACGGCAGACAAGGCATTCTTGAAATCAAGACAACAAACATCCTTCAGAGTATGCAGAAGGAAAAATGGAATCACCGGATTCCGGACAATTACTACATTCAGGTTTTGCATTACCTGATGGTAACGGAATTTGAATTTGCTGTCTTGAAAGCACAGCTAAAGTTCGACTTTGGCGGTGAAATCCTGCTGCACACAAAGCATTACAAGATCGAGCGGTCGGAAGTGCAGGAAGATATTGATTATCTTGCGCGGAAAGAAGCGGAATTTTGGAAATGCGTTAAAAGCAACAAAAAACCGGCATTGCTTCTGCCGGAAATCTAAAAAGGAGTTAGAAAAAATGGAACTTAAAATCAACGAAGTGGCGCTTCCTGCGCCGATTACCTTCAACTATGAAGAGCTTCGGGCAGAGCTGCTTTCAAAGGTGTCCGTCTATGAAACTATGGTCTACACGGAAGATCAGGTGAAGGAAGCAAAGGCAGACAGGGCTGCACTGAATCGGCTGAAGAAAGCTTTGAACGATGAACGCATCCGGCAGGAAAAAGATTATATGCAGCCGTTCAACACCTTCAAGGCACAGGTTGGCGAGCTTGTCAAGATCATCGACAAATCGGTATCTGTCGTGGACAAGCAGGTCAAAGAATTCGAGGAACAGCAGAAATCCGAAAAGCTGAAAGCCATTGAAGAATACTGGCATTCCGTTCTTGCGGACAACAAGGTTCCGGAAGCTGTTTCTTTCAGACAGATTCTTGATGACAAGTGGCTGAACGCTTCTGTTTCTATGAAGTCTATTCAGGGAGCAATTGACGGCAAGCTTGAACAGATGGCGAAAGACCTTGCTGTAATCGCTGATTTGCCGTCCTACGCCTTTGAAGCGCGGGAGTGCTACATGGACACCCTTGACCTTGCAAAAGCCGTCAGCGAAGCCCACAGGCTTCAGGAACAGGCCGAGAAAAGGGCTGCATGGGAAGCGGAGCAGCAGAAACGCAAGGAAGAAGCTGCCGCTGCGCTGATCAAGTCCACACAGGTCACGGCAAACATCAATGACCCGGATGATATTGAAAATTGTCCCGTCCGTCAGTGGATTGGGTTTCAGGCACTTCTTTCCGTAGACGAAGCAAGGGCGCTGGGCGCATGGCTCAGGGGCAACGGTATCAAGTACAAAGCTATTTAAGAAAGGATGAATGAAAATGGCAGTCAACAACAGTCTACAGCGAACTTCACAGAAGCGGCTTGGCATCGGTTCCTATCTCACGGGCGATGCAGTCAAGCAGCGTATCAATCAGGTCATCGGTGGCAAGGACGGCCAGCGGTTCATTTCCGCTGTTGTGTCTGCGGTTCAGACGAATCCCGGACTTCAGGAATGCACCAATCAGTCAATTCTTTCTGCTGCCCTGCTGGGCGAAAGCCTGAAGCTTTCCCCTTCCCCGCAGCTTGGACAGTATTACATGGTTCCGTTCAACGACAGGGAGCGCGGCAAAGTGGCGCAGTTCCAGCTTGGCTATAAGGGCTATATTCAGCTTGCTATCCGATCTGGCCAGTACAAGAAGCTGAATGTCCTTGCTATCAAGGACGGCGAACTTATCAAATTTGACCCGCTGAACGAGGAAATCGAAGTCAAGCTGATCGAGGACGAAGAACAGCGTGAAGCGGCTGAAACCATCGGCTATTATGCCATGTTTGAGTATACCAACGGTTTCCGAAAAGCCATCTATTGGAGCAAGAAGAAGATGCTTGCCCACGCTGATAAGTACAGTCAGGCGTTTTCGGCCAACGGCGGAACGGTCAAGACAAGATACGGTGAAAAAACCAAGGTTTCATATTCTGACTATGTTGCCGGTAACTTTGACCCGAAAGACGCATGGATGTATTCATCGTTCTGGTACAAAGACTTTGACGGCATGGCATACAAAACGATGCTGCGACAGCTTATCAGCAAGTGGGGCATCATGTCTATCGACATGGCTTCTGCCATCGATGCTGATATGGCGGTTATCAACGATGACGGCACGAAGGACTATGTTGACAATGACCCGGATGTTATCGACATGGAACCGGTGTCCGAACCTGCGCAGGAAGCACCGGCAGAAGATATTCAGTCTGCTTTGTTCGGGGGTGATGGTCAATGAATAAAGTCATACTAATCGGACGCTTGGTTGCTGACCCCGAAATCAGATATACGCAGTCCGGCAAGGCAGTCGCTTCCTATCGCTTGGCTGTTGACCGTCCGTTCAAGCAGGATGGTCAGCAGGAAGCAGACTTCATCAACTGCGTTGCTTGGGGCAAGACCGGGGAATTTGCCGGGAACTATCTTCGCAAAGGCACAAAGATTGCCGTTGAAGGAAGGATTCAGACAGGCAGCTATGAAAAAGATGGCGTGAAACACTACACAACGGACATCGTTGTTGACCGCCATGAATTTTGTGAAAGCAGGTCAAGCGGACAGGCTGCGACGGCAAACAGCAACGCAGGTCAGGCGTTCACAGACATGGACGATGACGGCGATCTACCGTTCTAAGGGGTGGGCACTTTGGGCAAATATCTGTGCGAAAAAATCAGAATCCCTTATCCCAAGACAAAGGCCGGACAAAAGCAGTGGTCGAAAGAATACGGCATGAACGCCTATTACGCCGGGAAGCACTGGTCAAAAAGAAAACGTGACGCTGAATTCTGGCACATGATGGTTCGTTCATGCATGAACAGTCAGGCCGTCCGGCGCGCACCATTCAAGCGGCCTGTTGTCATTACCTTTCATTGGAACGACCGGCTTGACATCGACAATCACGCAATCATGGGAAAGATGATTGTGGACGCGATGAAAGGACGTGTGATTGAAGATGACAGCCGCCGTTGGGTAAAAGGCGTTTGCCACTACTTCCACGATGGGGATTACATCAGCGTAGAAATCCGGGAAATTTCATAGTTTGAAAGGAAAGCAGAAATGACAATCAATGAATATCAGCAGCTTGCCATGCGGACAAGCAATAAAGACCTGTCCCCAGATTATAGGCTAATTAACGGAGCCTTGGGGCTTGCCGGTGAATCCGGCGAAATCGCAGACCTTGTGAAAAAGAACTTCATGCAAGGCCACGTTTTGGATTTGGAGCACGTTGCAAAGGAATTGGGTGATGTGTGCTGGTACATCGCCGAGACTGCAACAGCTATCGGCATTGATCTGGAAACCGTCATGCAGATGAACATTGAAAAGCTGCGGAAGCGTTACCCTTGGGGATTCGATTCCGACCGTTCGCAGCACCGGGAAGCAGGTGATATCTGATGCTGAAAATCGAAAATGTTTCCACATTCGGATGGAAAGCGGCGATTCGCGGGATGCGAAATCCTAAAAATTCATGGGCGCAAATTCACAGCGCGGTCGTTAATGGAAACGGCTTCGTCGTTGGCAATAATGACTACGATTTGATGTACAGGCTTGCGTCTGCCGGAACCGATCACGGGAAGTTCATGCGGATGATTGTCGTGACGCTGGACATTGTAGCGCCGCTGTACTGGTGGTCTGAATACGATACATACAAGGTCGGCACGGTTGCTAACTCATGTTCGAAAATGCACAAGCTTCTTTACAAACCATTTGAAATGTCTGATTTCAGTTTTGACAAGCTTCCCGGCTTTAAGAATGAAATCAAGCAGTTTAGACCGGACGTTGACGAAGAAGCGGAGATTTGGAGAAGGATTGACGCTGACTATGATGTGAGCAATCAGGGGCGAGTAAGGCACGGCAGCAGAATCCTTTCGGGAAGCGTTCACAGTGACAATTATATTTTGGCCACACTTCACGGGAAGCAAATTCCTGTCCACCGTCTTGTTGCAGAAGCGTTTATCCCAAACTACGAAAAGAAGCCGGAAGTTAATCACATCGACGGGAACAAAATGAATAATGCCGTTGATAATCTTGAATGGGTTACAAGGGCTGAAAACCAAAAACATGCCGTGGATAACGGCTTACAGCCTAAGCCAGCAAAAACCTATCAGGGAAAGTTTACGGCTGAACAGCGCGATGAAATCAAGCGCCTTTGGGATTCTGGAATGTTTAGCAGACGGCAGCTCGCGATCAAGTATGGTGTTTCGCATACCTGTGTGAATGACATAATCAACGACAAATACAAATATGCGGAATCTGTGAATGTATTTGAAGAAGTCGCGCGGCCACTGGTTGATATGCTGAATGAATTGCGCGATTCATATTTCGCTTGCGAAAACGAAGCAAGTAAAAAACAGATTTGGTATTCAATCTTGCAGTTACTTCCAGAAAGCTACAACCAGCGGCGGACTGTCATGCTTAACTATGCCGTGCTGAAAAACATCTACCACGCCCGGAAAGATCACAAGCTGGATGAATGGCACACGTTCTGCGATTGGATTGAATCGCTTCCGTATTCTGATCTTATCACAGAAACCACAGAAAAGGCGGTGCTGTGATGAAATGCGAACTTTGCAAGTATCAGGCGCTTGAATGCGGCGATTATCCTTGCCGCGAATGCAAAAACACAGTGATAACCGATTCGGAAGAATACAATGCGCGGCAGGATATGTTTGAACCGGCAACCAGCCAAGAACCCGAAGTGGAAAACGATGTTATCAATCATCCATCCCATTACACGCAGGGTGGGATTGAATGTATTGACGCAATGGAATCTGCCTTTGGAGCTGCCCAGCTTGCCGTATACTGCAAAATTGCAGCGTTTAAGTACATCTGGCGCTGCGAGCATAAAAACGGCACAGAGGACGTTAAAAAAGCCATTTGGTATCTTAACAAATTCCTTGAATTGAAAGGTGATGCAAATGACACGGTTGAACCAGTGTGAGATGGTTTTGAACCATCTAGAAACATTCGGCAATATCACTGATGTGGAAGCGTATAACTTGTACGGAATCCGCAGACTTGCGGCGAGAATTTTTGATCTGCGGCGGCGCGGAATCAATATTGCAGGGAAAACAGTCAGCGGAAAAAATCGCTATGGAGTACCAACCAGCTACGCCCAGTATTCGATCATCGCAGCAGGTGATGCAGATGGCTGATGTTAAGTGGATTAAGATCACCACGGACATTTTCGACGATGAAAAAATCCTGCTGATTGAAAGTTTGCCCGAAGCGGATTCCATAATCGTGATCTGGTTCAAGCTGCTTTGCCTTGCCGGGAAAATGAATAATAGCGGCGTGTTCATGATGAATGACAAAATTCCATACACGGATAAAATGCTTGCTACTATCTTCCGACGAAAGGAAAGCACGGTGCAGCTTGCGCTTCAGACCTTCGAAAACTTCGGCATGGTTGAAATTATTGACGGTGTAATTACTATCCCCAATTGGGGCAAGCACCAAAACCTTGACCAGCTTGAGAAGAAAAGGGTAAGCCAGCGAGAGTATATGCGGCAATACCGGGAAAGGCAAAAGCTTCTTTCTTGTAATGCTAACGGTAAGGCTAACAGTAAGGCTAATGTTAGCCGCCCAGAAGAAGATATAGAAGAAGATAAGAAAGAGAATAAGAAAGAGAATAAGAGCGTAAGAGAAACCACACACACACTTTTCGCGCGGCTTCTTCCCGACTATCTTCTTTCTGATTCGCTTCAGGCCAAAATGGGCGAATGGGTCAAGTATAAGACCGAGCGCAAAGAGCCTTACAAAGAACAGGGTATGAAATCCCTTTTGCGGCAGGTTGAAAACAAGGCCATTCAATACGGCGATGATGCTGTTTGCAGCCTGATTGATGAATGCATGGCCAACAACTGGAAAGGCATTATTTTTGACCGGCTTCAGCAGATCCAGAGGAAACCGGCTTCCGGTGGCTATCATCGGCAGACAAAGGCCGAAGAACTAAACGACTTTTACACTATGGCAGAGAATTGGAGTGAAACATAATGGACAAAAAAGAATTTGCCCTGTTCGCGTCTGCCTTGCGTACCTATTACAGCAAAGAAAACCTTTTGCCAAACAGTCAGGCAATGGAACTGTGGTTTCGGCAGCTTATGGATATCCCCTACCCCGTTGCTGAAGCTACGCTGAATAAATGGGTGGCCACAAATAAATGGTCACCTTCCATCGCCGAAATCAGAGAGCTTGCCGCAGAAATCCAAAACGGCAAGCTCCCGGATTGGGGCGAAGCGTGGGAAGAAACCTGTAAAGCAATCAGCAGATACGGCTATTACAGGCCGAAAGAAGCGCTTGCGTCACTTAGCCCGTTGACACGGAAAACGGTTGAACGCCTTGGCTTTACAAATTTGTGTCTGTCGGAGAATCCAACAGCAGACCGGGCGAATTTCCGGCAGTGCTATGAAATCGTGGCAAAGCGTGAACAGGAAGCGCAGGTGCTTTCGCTGCCGCTTCAGCAGATCATCCAGCAGCTTTCTGACGGCATGGCACCAAGCAGCGGGCAGTCGCTTTTAACGGACAAAGAAAGGAACTGATATGAAAATTTTTGGCGATGCAGAAACCAAGAAAAAATTCGACAAGGGCGCAGCGTTCATTGTTTATAACACCGCGCGTGCGCTGCTTCTTTTCGCCGCTGGCTGGCTTTTGAGCTTCGTGCTGTGGCTTGTGTTTAAGCTGTTCGGCGTGGCGTAAGGGGGCAAAAATAATGCTTTGTGATACTTGCGTATTTTACCCGCCGAGCGCTTGCGACGGTAAACCATGCTGTATGTGTGACACTGATGATGTGCTGTTTAACTGCTATCAACCAGCTTTTGAAGATGGGGGGTGATGAAGCGTGAAAGCGTGGCTTGTCAGAGAAAAGGACGAATTTTGTGCAACCGTTGTTTTTGCCGAAACGCGAGGAAAAGCAAGGGCTTTGGCGTTGTATACTGAAACTTGTGAATGCGCCGATTTTATCAACATCGAAGTTCGCAGGATGAAAGAAGCGGATAAATACTACAAGCCCGGTAAAACGGAACTTTGCTGGTTTAATGCTGAAGATCGAATCGCAATGGTTAAAGATTGTGGATTTACTTGCGATGCTGATGCACATTGCGCGGAAGAATGCGCTGATTGCCCTGCAAAAGAATTTTGCGATGATTTTATTGAAAGCGAGGATTACAATGGATGACTACAAAATGAAACCGTGCCCGCTTGGAGGCGATGAAGGATGAGTAAGGCTGTCATGCTGAGCATCCGCCCAAAGTGGTGTGAAAAGATCGCAAGCGGTGAAAAGACGATTGAGGTGCGAAAAACGCGCCCGAAGTTGCAAACACCGTTCAAGTGCTATATCTATTGCACTATGGATCACCCTTACATTTCTGTGTCCTGTGGGGAACTGGACAAGCTCAACTATCGCACAAATACCGTTGGTCGGTGTAACGGCAAGGTCATTGGCGAGTTTACCTGCGACCGCATTTACGGGCTCGCACCTCTCAACCATGCACCAGACGATGTGGAGCAGCAAGCCTGCCTGACGCGGGAAGAGATCGTTCGGTATCTCAAGGGCGTCGGTTACGGCTGGCACATCTCCGGCCTGCGCATTTATCACCAGCCGCTGGAGTTGACGGAGTTCCGGCGGGCTTGCCCTAATGACCTATACTGCGAATCCTGCGCCATGTACAGCAACAACAACGGTATCTGCAACAATGGGGCTTTGCCGCTTCGCCACCCGCCCCAGAGCTGGTGCTATGTGGAGGAGGGCTGACAATGGCTGAATGCATCGAACGGGAAGCAGCGCATAGGAGATGCCCTCTATGTTCGGGGAAAGAAGTTCTTACACGGGATCGTGGCAATGGTATTTCTGTGGAAATTGATGTGGAATTCAAAGAAATGTGGATTTGGCAGGAGGATACTTGCTTGTCTGTATTTCCCATTAACTACTGCCCCAACTGCGGCGCAAGGATGGGCGATAACGAAAGCGAGGCGAGATAGCATGAGTGACGTTCTGGTGATTATTGCCGCCGTGGGATGGATTGCAGCTTGCGGATTGTTCATCTGGCGATTGTACTGCTGGGACCGCACCTTTTGGGAGCTATACTACGAGTTGCGAAAGGATGACGACGATGCCAAAGCGGATTAACCCGCGCCGGAGACCGGCGACGATGGCAGACGTTCAGCGCGCGAAGGACACGGCGACGGCGGATGCCTGCCGCGTGACGCTGGCGATCTTTTTTACCGCTCTACTGGACAAAGAGGGCATGAACGCCGAGCAGCTCCAGCGCATCTGGCGCGAAGTCGAGGCGCTGTCGGAGAGCGTGCGGGACGGGTATGTATCAGCACCGGACCTGATCCGCGTGCTGCGAGACGAGTACGAGATCGACATCATAGGAGGATGACGGATGCAAAGCGTGACATATCGGCGGCGCGACTATCTTTTTGCAGTGCGCCGCAAGGTCGTCGATGGCCAGCTCGGCTGGACGATCTGTATGCGATCACCGCACACGCACGAGTGGCTTCCGGTCCTCGGCGAGCGACCTTTTACCAGCAGCATGGCGGCGGAGGCGCGGCTCGCGGATCTCGCGCATATCAATCGCTGGGAGATCGCACACTCGGTCGGCGTCGCTTTCGCGCCGGGCGAAAACAAGTAAAAAGGGATGGCGGGGCTGCGGCCCCGCCGTTTTGCGTACTATCAAAAGGATGTGATATCATCAGCCAAAATTTACAAACGTCGCTTTTTGCCGACAACCCAGAGTACGACGATTTTGTCGCAAAGTTTGAGCCCAAAAAGACGACGGACGACTGCTACACGCCGCCGCTTGTCTACGATGCCATCCGCGACTGGGCGTGCGAGCAGTATGGTATCGATCCGGGCAGTATCGTCCGCCCGTTTTATCCGGGCGGAGACTACGAGGCGTTTGACTACCCGGACGGCTGTGTCGTTCTTGACAATCCTCCGTTTTCGATCCTGTCACAAATCTGTAATTTTTATCTTAGCCGCGGCATCGCGTTTTTCCTTTTTGCGCCGAGTCTTACGGCACTTGCTGGTAAAAATGTGGCGATGCGGATGAACCACGTCATTTGCGACGCGGACATAGTTTACGAAAACGGCGCGCACGTTAAGACGGCCTTTGTGACAAGCTATGGCGGTGATATCGTGGCGCAGACCGCGCCGGATCTCGGAGCAAAGATCGCCGAGGCGGTAAAAAAGATCAAAGCGATGACGACGGCCACAAAACCAAAGTACATTTATCCGGATCACATCGTCACCGCTGCGATGCTGCAAAGATACAGCAAGTACGGCGTCGATTTCCGGGTGCGGCGTGGGGACTGCGTGCTGATCGCAGCACTCGATGACCAGCGCCGCGCGGGAAAAGCCATTTTCGGCGGCGGCCTGCTTCTGTCGGAGAAAGCTGCGGCGGAGAAAGCTGCGGCGGAGAAAGCTGCGGCGGAGAAAGCTGCGGCGGAAACGTGGAGGCTGTCGCCGCGCGAAAAAGCGATTATTGCGACCCTGGGAGGCATGGATGGCAAAAACAAAAAGGCTTAAAAAGCAGACGGCCGGCCGGCTGGTGCGGGCTGTGTGCTACACGCAGGTGCTGGCGACGGATACGCCGAGGGCGCGAGCCGAAAAGGCCAAGTGCTCCACGGCGGCGCGGAAAAAGCTTAACTATCGCTTTGCGTATCAAAAACTGCAGATGCAGCTCGCCGCCAACTTTTCGCGCCGCGACCTGTATGTGACGCTTACATACGACGACGCGCATCTGCCGCCAAACCGCAAGGCTGCAAAAAAGCAGGTCGCCGCATTTTTTGATCGGATGCGCCGGCAGTACCGGAGATCGGGCAAAGAGCTGAGATATGTGTACGTGACGCAGGAGCTGCAAAGCGATGGCAGCCGGAGACTGCACCACCATCTGATCATCAGCGCGACGGGCGCGGGAGACTACGACACCATCCGCGCGCTGTGGCCAAACGGCGACAACGTCGAGATCCTGCCGATCGGCGAGACGGAGATGTATGTGCATGATGATTTTTTGGAGCTGGCGCAGTACCTGCTCCACGAGCGCAACCCGGACGCGCCGGCAACCGCGGTCGGAGACCGCGGTTGGAACGCCAGCCGCAACCTGCGCAAGCCGGTCGAGGAGTCCGAGATGGTGGACGAGTCGGTGACGGTCACGGCGCCGCCGGGCGCGTACATACTGGACACGGACCACAAGCAAAACGAGTTTGGATGCTATGATTATATAGTGTATCTGCTGCCGGAGCGCCGAGCGCGCAAGGAGTAGATGCCTATATTATCTGTCTTGGGGTTGTGTATATCTTTAGACGCAGCCCAAACAAAATGGAGGGATTTACTTGCAAAAGGATTGCAAAAGCAGTAAAATGATAGTGCAAGGCAACCGGGCCGTGTGCCCAGTGTGCCAAGCAGTGACGCGCGTCGTCATCCTGCCGGACACGGTGGTGCTCAACTTTCCGCTATACTGCCACCGGTGCAGACGGACGACGATCGTCGACTACAACCGCATACGCCTGAGCGATAACGCCTGAGCGATCTGATTACGCAGCAATGTGTGTCAGTCGCTCGGGCGTTTTTTATTTTGCGCAGATCGCCGGGCGTCTCGGAGGTGATAGCCCGTTATGGCGACCGGCATTTACGCGAACAAGCGATGGACGACTCTGCGCGCGCGCATCCTGCGGCGCGATGGCTACCTGTGCCAGCAGTGCCTGCGCTATGGCAAGCACCGCGCGGCGACGACTGTGCACCACTGCTACCCGGCAGGGATGTACCCGGATCTGGCGTGGGAGCGCTGGAATCTTGTATCCCTTTGCGCACAGTGCCACGACGCGATGCATGATCGCGGCAGCGATCTGCTGACGGCGCTGGGCGAGCAGTGGCGGAGGCGCGCCGATCAGCGCAAGCCCCCCCACCAGCGGCCTTGATTGGCCGGTCTCCAAAGACCGGCACCGGGAACTCTCTCCAACCGCGCCGAGTTTTCGGCGCGGGGGGATCGCGCGGGAACAAAGCAATCGGGCGCGCGCACGGAAACCTTGGAGGCGAATTTTTCGGGACGCGCAGATTTTGCGCGAAAAAGCGAAACTTTCCCGGCCAAACAGCGGCCGGGAGCGTGTCCAAAGTGGACACAAAAGGAGCGTGAGACATGAGCAAGCGCGAGGATGCGATCCGCGAGAACATGAGGCTCGCGGGGACTTACAACCAGGCCTTTGAGCCGATCATCAAGACGCTCGCCCGCATCCAGACAGAGCTTGCAAAGGCCGAGCGCGACTGGCGCGCGAACGGCGGCGAGTTTGTGACAGAGTACACCAACAAGAGCGGAGCGACCAACGCTGTAAAAGATCCGTACTACTCCGTGGTCGAGGGGCTGCGCGGGCAGATCGTCGACATCTCGGCGCAGCTTGGCCTGACGCCGACCGGCCAGCGGCGCGTGCTCGGCAACGCAAAGGCGGCTCCGACCGGACCGACCGCGCTGGAGCGCGCACTTGCCGAGGCACGAGAGAGGGCCGGGAAATGACCGGCGCGGGTGCAGACCTGCTGCGCACGCAGCTCGGCAATCACCGCAACGCCGCGGACGTCCTTGCCTACGTCACCGGCTGCTTGGACGGGACGATCCTTGCCTGCCCGGATATCCGGCAGGCGTGCGAGCGCTTCGTCGCGGACCTTGCCGACCAGCGCTGGGATTTTCGGCCGGCCGAGGCGGAGTACGCAATCGAGCTGATCGAGACTATGCTGTGCCACCAGCAGGGGCAGCGCCTGGATGCGACGCCGCTGCGCGGGCAGCCGTTTTTGCTGCTGCCGTACCATAAGTTTTGCGTGTACAACCTGCTCGGCTTTTATCTCCGCGACACGTCGGAGCGCCGCTTTAAGGAGGCGTTCATCTTTGTACCGCGCAAAAACATCAAGACGACCTTTGCGGCCGCGCTCGCCTGGGCGTTGGCGCTGATCGAGTCGCCGTCCGGGTCCAAGGTATACATCGTGTCTGCTGCGCTCAAGCAGTCGCTGGAGTCTTTCGGCTTTTTGGCCTACAACGTCCGGCGGCTTGGCCTGTCCCAGGACGACGACCCAAACGGGATGCGCATCCTGGACAACAACGCCGAGCGCAGCATCTCCGGCACGGTCGGCGACGGATCTATCTACATCAACGCGCTGGCATCCAATCCGGATCAGCAGGACAGTTTTAACGCCAACATCATCATCGCCGACGAGCTGCACGCCTACAAGTCGCCAAAGCAGTACAACGTGCTCAAGGAGGCGACCAAGGCGTACACCAACAAGCTCGTCATCGGCATCTCCACGGCCGGCGACCGCGAAAACAGCTTTTGCGGCCACAGGCTTAAGTACTGCCGGCAGATCCTCAACGGCACGATCAAGTCCGCGGACGCGGATGCGCTGTTTGTCTTTATCGCGGCTGCGCCGGTCGATGAGTCCGGGAACGTGGACTACACCAACGCCGACGTGCAGCGCATGGCCAACCCCGCCTACGGGGAGTCCATCCGGCCGAACGACATCATGACCGACGCGCTGCAGGCGCAAAACGACCCGCAGCAGCGCAAGGACTTTTTTGCAAAGTCGCTGAATGTCTATACCTCGGCCATGAAGGCCTACTTTAACATTGCGGAGTTTCGGGCGTCGGATGCCAAATATCACTGGACGATCGAGGAACTGGCGAAGCTGCCGATCAAGTGGTACGGCGGCGCCGATCTGTCCAAGATGCACGACCTGACGGCCGCCTGCCTGTATGGCGTGTATCAGGGCATCAACATCATCATCCCGCACTGCTGGTTCCCGATCACGGCAGCGGCCGTCAAGGCCGAGGAGGACAACATTCCGCTGTTTGGCTGGCAGGAGGACGGCTGGCTGAGCATGAGCAACGACAAGTCCGTCAACCACGCGGAGATCGTCGCTTGGTTTGTGCGGATGCGGCAGATGGGCTTTAAGATCGCCGAGGTCGGGCACGACCGAAAATTCTGCCGCGAGTACTTCGCCGGCATGAAAAAGGCCGGCTTTAAGATCATCGACCAGCCGCAGTACTTTTACAAAAAGTCGGAGGGCTTCCGGCATATCGAGGCCGCGGCAAAAAACGGCCTGCTGTACTATCTGCGCGCCGAGCCGTATGAGTACTGCGTGCAAAATGTCCGAGCGATCGAAAAAACGGACGACATGATCCAGTATGAAAAGATCGAGCCGACGCTGCGCATCGATGTCTTTGATGCGTCCGTCTTTGCGGCGATCCGGATGCTTGAAAACAGCGAAAAAGCAGCCAAAGACCTTGGCTGGTTTGCGTGAGGAGCGTGAGATATGAGACTTTTCGCGGGCCGCAAGGCGGCCAAAAAGCGAAGTGTCGGCGGCCTGACCGGGTGGATCGTCGGCAGCGACGGGTCTGCGATGCAGGTGCCCGGCTACACCCGGCTGATCGACTGCCCGGAGGTCGCCGCGGCGGTCGATGCGATCGCCGGCAGCGTCTCCAGCATGACCATCCACCTGATGGAAAACACCAAGGCGGGCGACATGCGCGTGCGCGATGCGCTGGCGACCAAGGTGGATATCAACCCCTACGGTCTGACCACACGCAAGACGTGGGTCGAGTGGATCGTGCGCACGATGCTGACAACCGGCGATGGCAACGCCTTTGTGCTGCCAGTGACGACCAACGGTTATCTGGACGACCTGATGCCGATGCCGGATGCAACCGCGCAGCCGGTCGGCGACAGCTACGTCGTGCAGTGGCGCGGGCGCAGTTTTGCGCCGGACGAGGTGCTGCACTTTGTGCTCCACCCGGACTTGACCTATCCGTGGCGCGGCACCGGCTACCGGGTGCAGCTGCGCGACGTGGCCGCGGGCCTTAAGCAGGCCGCAGCGACCAAGAAAGGCTTTATGTCCGAGAAGTGGAAGCCCTCCATTATCGTCCGCGTGGACGGCATCGCCGAGGAGTTTGCAGGCAAGGAGGGCCGCCGCAAATTTTTGGACGACTACCTGAGCACCGACGAGGCCGGCGAGCCGTGGGTGGTGCAGGCCGACCTGATGGACGTGCAGCAGATCAAGCCTCTGTCGCTGCAGGACCTGGCAATCAACGACGCCGTGACGCTGGACAAGCGCACGGTGGCCAGCGTGATGCATGTCCCGGCGTTTTTGCTGGGCGTCGGGGACTATGACCAGGACGCCTACAACAACTACGTGCGCTCGACGGTGATGGAGATCGCCACGGCCATCCAGCAGGAGCTGACCAAAAAGCTGCTGCTCTCGCCGTCCCGGTATTTCCGCCTCAATCCGCGCAGCCTGTATGCCTATAGCATGGCCGACCTGTCGTCGGTCGCGTGCGACCTGTATGTGCGCGGCCTGATGACCGGCAACGAGGTGCGCGACTGGCTGGGCATGACGCCCAAAAAGGACCTCGACCAGCTCGTCATGCTGGAAAACTACATCCCCGCCGGCATGATCGGCGATCAAAAAAAGCTGATCCAGGATCAGCAGAAGGAGGGCACAGATGCCTGATATTAACAGCCGGCACGGCCGGCAGCTGCGGAGCATCCCGCAGCAGTTTTGCACACGGGAGGACGGAGACGAGCTGATCATCGAGGGATACTTTGCCGTCTTTGACAGCCCGTACACTTTGTGGGACGACGCGACGGAGATCGTCAAGCCGGGCGCTTTTGCCGGATGCCTGTCCGGCGACATCCGCGCCCTGATCGACCACGACACGCGGCTTGTGCTTGGCCGCACAAAAGCAGGCACGCTGGAGCTGCGCGAGGATTCGCGCGGCCTTTGGGGCAGCATCAAAATCAATCGAGCCGACACCGACGCCATGAGCCTCTATGCGCGCGTCCAGCGCGGTGACGTCGACCAGTGCTCGTTTGGCTTTGATATCGAGGAGGAGACCTTTGTGGATCTCGGCGGCGGAAAGTGCCGCTGGGAGATCACAAAGGTAAATCCGCTGTATGAGGTCTCCGTCGTTACTTTCCCGGCCTACGAGGAGACCGCCGTCAAAGCCCGCCATGCGGATCTCGCCGAGATCCAGCGCCGGCAGGCCGAGGCGTGGAAAACCAAGATGAAAACCAGACTGACAGGAGGAGACAACCATGGCACTTAAAGTACTGCTGCTGCGCAATAAGCTGTCCGCCGTCAACGCGACGCTTGCACAGCTGCGTGAGCAGGCCGCGGCGCTGGAGACCCGCGAGAGCGAGCTGGCCGCAGACATCGAGGCGGCCCAGACCGACGACGAGCGTGCCGCCTGCGAGACGGCAATCGGCGAGTTTGAGGCGGACCGCGACAAGGTGACGGCAGACATCGAGGCCGCCGAGGCGGATGCCGCGAGCCTGACCGAGCAGATCGAGGCCGCCGAAGCCAACGCCGCCGAGGCCCGCAGCGCGGCCCACACCAACCCCACACATCACACTGAGAGAGGAGCACACAACACTATGCCTACCAACACCGCGGGCGGCGATGCCCGCAGCCGCTTTTACGGCATGACCTACGCCCAGCGCGACGCATTTTTTGCCCGCGATGACGTCACCGCATTTTTGACCCGCACCCGTGAGATGCTTGGCCAGCAGCGCGCCGTGTCCGGCGCCGCGCTCGGCATCCCGGAGGTGATGCTGGACATCATCCGCGACAACATCAACAGATACAGCAAGCTGATCGGCTACACCCGCCTGCGCCAGGTGCGCGGCAAGGCGCGCCAGAACGTCGTCGGCACTGTGCCGGAGGCCGTGTGGACGGAGATGGTCGGCACGCTCAACGATCTGACCGTCTCCATCAGCCAGATCGAGACCGACGGCTACAAGGTCGGCGGCTACGTCTTTGTCTCCAACTGCTACCTGGAGGACGACGACAACATCGGCCTGGCGACCGAGATCCTTGACCAGCTCGGCCAGGCGATTGGCTACGCGCTGGACAAGGCCATCCTTTTTGGCACGGGCACCAAGATGCCGGTCGGCATTGCGACCAGACTGGCCGCCGCCGAGCAGCCAGCATGGTGGGGCACCAACCAGGGCACTTTTACGGCGCTTGCGACGACCAACGTCATCAAGGCCAACTCCGCCGCCAAAAACGGCGCGGAGTTTTACGCCGATCTCATCGGCGCGCTGGGCGCTGCCGATCCCAAGTACTCCAACGGCACGCCGGTGTGGGTGTGCAATCACAAGACGCACGTGGCGCTGCAGTGCAAGGCGCTTGCCTTTAACAGCGCGGCGGCCCTGACCGCCGGCGTGACGTCCGAGATGCCGATCATCGGCGGCAAAATCGTCGAGCTGGACTTTGTGCCGGACAACGAGATCATCGGCGGCTACATGGATCTGTATCTGCTGGCCGAGCGCGAGGGCACGACCATCGAGCAGTCCACGGAGGTCAAATTTATCGAGGACCAGACTGCGTTTAAGGCGACCGCCCGCTACGATGGCAAGCCGGTGCGCGGCGAGGCGTTTGTGATCGTCCGCTACGACAACACGGCGGCGACCACCAGCCTGACCTTTGCGTCTGACGCGGCCAACACGACGCAGTCCACGCCGCCCGCTGGCGGCAGCGACTAATGGCGGACGTCAGCTCGGCCGAGACGGTGCTTGCGCTGCTCAAGGCCGACCTCGGCGTGACGCACACCAAGCGCGACGAGTACTTTGCGGCGCTGATCGCCGCCGCCGGCAAGATGCTGCGCACCGAGGGCGTCGTCCTGGATATGGACGACCCCGGCGACCGGCTGCTGCTGGAGATGTACGCCGCGCACCTGCACGAGCGCAGGCAGCAGCCGACACTGGCAATGCCGCGCTACCTGCGGGCAAAAATTAACAATCGGCTCTGCAAGCAGCGGATGCAGGGCTAAAAAACTACGCGCAGGTGTGTCCATTTTGGACACACCTGCAAAGGAGGGGCACGTGTGTACGATGATATCATCACGCTGGTAGCGATCGACGAGCGCGGCAACGACGTCGGCAGCCACGAGGTTTTTTGCCGGCGCGAAAGCATCACGCGCGCCGAGCACTACCAGGCGGCCGCCGTTGGCCTGCACCCGTCGGTGCAGTTCCTGCTGGCCGACTGGCGCGACTATGACGGCCAGCGATTTGTCGAGTATGGCGGCCGGCGCTACATCGTCGAGCGCACCTACGAGACGCGGGACGGCGGGCTTGAGATCGTGGTGAGGTGACGGACGCATGCAGGAGGTCACAGTCACGATATCCACGCTGGACAAAGCGATCTCCGGCGTGCTTGACGAGTATAACGCGGACGTGATGAGCAAGATGCGCGCGCTGGTGGACGACGCCATGCGCAAGCTGGTGCACATCACAAAGGCGACCGCGCCACGGCGCACGGGCAAGTATGCAAAAAGCATATCATCAAAAGTCTCCGCTGACACGCCGAGCAACTATGCAAAAAAGTGGTATGTGCGCGGAGACCGTGCGATGCTGACGCATCTACTTAACGACGGCCATGCAAAAGTCAACGGCGGGCGCGTGCCTGGCACGCACTTTTTGGACTACGCAAAAAAGCAAGTAATCGATGAGTACCTCGAGGCGGTAAAGGAGGCGGTAAGCGGTGGCTGATATCATCCCGGAGGTGCTGGAGGGCATCCGATACACGGAGACAGTCTGGGCGATGCCGCCGGAGCTGCCGTATGCCGTGTATCACGATCACATCGAGCGCCGCGGCGCTGACCTGTATAACGGCATCACCGACCACGACATCAGCGTGGAGCTCTACGCGCGCAAGCCGGTGCCGGAGCTGGAGGACCAGATCGGCCGGCGGCTCGACGCGCTCGGCATCGAGTACGTCCGGCAGGAGCGCGAGTGGATCGACACGGAGCACTTTTTTATGACGGTGTACGACTTTACGTACACCGAGAAAGGATTTTGACTATGGCACTTAGTAAGCGCAAAGATATCACGCTGGGATCCGGCAAGCTTTACGCGCAGGAATATACCGGCACGGCCGTTCCGGAGACCGAGGCGATCTGCACGGACGACAACATCCTGGGCTACATCTCCGGCGGCGCGACGCTGTCGTACAAGCCGACTTTTTACACCGCAAAGGACGATCTTGGACTTGTGTCCAAGACTGTGATCACCGCCGAAGAGGTGACGCTTAAGTCCGGCGTGATGACGTGGGACGGCAACACGCTGGCCAAGCTCAGCGCGACGGCGCGCGTGACGGAGACCGACGCAGCGAGCGGAAAACCCGCGAAGCGATCCGTTAAGATCGGCGGCGTCGACAACGCCGACGGCAAAAAGTACGTGCTGTGCTTTAAGCACGCTGACAAGGACGGCAAGCGCGAGCTTTACGTGCGCATCGTCGGCAAAAACCAGTCGGGCTTTGAGATCGCCTTTGTGAAAGACAAGGAGACCGTGATCGACGCGGAGTTTGCTGCCGACCCGATGGACGCGGAGGGCACGCTGATCTACTACGATGAGGTGTACACGGCATGACAAATCGCTTTACACTTGGCCAGCACAAGGCAATCTTTACGCTGGAGCTGCAGGACGGCCGCGAGCTGCTGCTGACCGTGCCGCCGCTGAGCGTTTTTAAACGGATGACGGCTATGCAGGACAGTGCGGGCGTGGATGAGATGATCGATATCGTCTGCGACATCCTTAACTGCAACCGCACGGGCGCGACGCTTACGCCCAAGGAGGTCGCCGGGCTTTTTGCCTTTGACGATCTCGTCGGCTTTTTTGCCGCATACTCGGACTTTGTCGCGGGGGCGACCAAGGCAAAAAACTGACCATCCCGTACTATCCCGATGACGGAGATGGTACGGGATGCCACTACACGATCGAAACAGTCGGCGAGCATCTGGTGGCACAGTATGCCAACATGACTCTGCCGGACGTCTGCGATCTGCTGCTGGACGACTATCTGCTGCTGCTGCGCGACGCCTTTATTGCGCGCAAGCTGCAGTCGGCGGACGGCCGCGAGTATCTGGATAACGCCTGGAGACTGGAGCAGACTGAGCCGGATGTGGACGGGCTGCGCAGCACCTTCGGGCGGCAAGAGGAGGTGGACGCTTGAGCGGCAAAGGTACGACACTTAAGGGCATCACCGTCGAGATCGGCGGCGACACCACAAAGCTTGGCGACGCGATCCTTAAGGCGCGCAAGTCTGCAAAAGATTTGAGCGGCGAGCTACGCGGCGTCGAGTCGCTGCTTAAGCTTGATCCCACCAACACCGTCCTGCTTGCGCAAAAGCAGGACATCCTCGCCGAGTCGATCGCTGGCGCAAAGGACAAGCTTAAGATGCTGATCGCGGCGCAGGAGTCGATGTCCAAGCAGCTGGCCGATGGCAAGATCAGCCCGGAGCAGTACCGTGATTTTGAGCGAGAGATCGAGTCGACGCGCCAGCAGCTCACGCGGCTGGAGGCAGCTGCCTCCGGCACGGACGACGCCGTCGCTGATGTCGGTGACGCAGCCGAGGAGGCCGGCGAAAAGGCCGAAAAAGCCTCCGGCGGATGGACCGTCTTAAAGGGCGTGATGGCGGATCTCGCCTCGAGCGCGATCAAGGCAGCCGTGAGCACCGTCGCGGACGGCGCAAAAAAGATGGTATCCGCCGGCCTGGAATACAACCAGGCGATGGAGGGGTACGTCACAAACTTCAAGACGATGCTCGGCGGGAGCTCGGAGGCTGCCAACGGCATGGTCGGAAGCCTGCAAAAGCTGGCGGCGGCCACACCGCTGGCCATGTCGGACCTCGCCGGCGGCGCGCAGACACTGCTTGCCTTTGGCGTGGCGTCGGACGACGTGTCCGGCACGCTGCAGCGCCTTGGCGACATCTCGCTCGGCAATGCCGACAAGATGCAGTCGCTCGCCCGCGCCTACGGCAAAGCCACGGCGCAGGGCAAGCTGACCGGCGAGACCGTCCAGATGATGATCGACGCCGGCTGGAACCCGCTGATCGACATCTGCGATCAGACGGGCGAAAGCATGGAGGATGTGCAAAAGCGCATGGCCGCCGGCAGCATCTCCGCCGAGGAGCTGACGCAGGCGGTAAATCACGCGACGGACGCGGGCGGCAAATTTGCCGGCGGCATGGAGGCGGCCAGTAAGACGGTCGCCGGTCTGACGTCGACATTGCAAGACAACGTCAACGCGATGCTGGGCGAGCTGATGCAGCCGGTATCAGATGCGATGCTGTCGACGCTGCTTCCGACGGCGATCGACGCCGTCGACCAGCTGACGACGGCGTTTGAGGACGATGGCATAGATGGCTTTTCGCGCGTCGCCGGCAGCCTGATCGCATCGCTGTCCGCGCAGCTGGTATCATACGCGCCGCAGGCAATCCCGGCAGCGCTTGCCTTTATCGGCGCATTGGTGACGGGGCTGCTTTTGGCGACGCCGGATCTGACGGGCACGGCGATCGAGCTGGTGGGCGCGCTGCTGCTCGGCATCGCGGATCAGCTGCCGGGCATCATGACGGCAGCGATGTCCGCGCTGCTAGGCATCGTGGACAAGATCACGTCCCCGGAGTCGATCACGCTGCTGATCCAGGCTGCGATGCAGCTGATGCTGGCACTTGCCCGCGGGCTTATCGCGGCGATCCCGCAGCTGATCGATGCCGTCCCTGGCATCATCACAAATCTCGTGGAGTCTTTTTACGCGATGCTGCCGGAGATCATCGGCGTGGGCATCGAGATCGTCATCGCGCTGGCGTCCGGGCTTGTGTCCAACGCCGGGCACATCGTCGCGGCTGTGCCGCGGCTGGTGGAGACGATCGTCCGCGGCTTTTTGGCTAATGTTAAGTCCTACTGGTACATCGGCAAGTCCGTCGTGGACGGCGTGCGGCAGGGCATCGTCGAGCAGTGGCAGCGGCTTAAGTCGGATGTGTCTGGCCTGTTTACGGGGCTTGTCGACTGGATCAAGAAACTACTTAAGATTAATAGCCCGTCGCGCGTCTTTGCGGATATCGGGCAAAATATGGCGGCCGGCATCGGCGTCGGATGGAGCGATGCGATCGGCGACATCAATCGCCAGATCGGCGAGTCGCTGCAGCCGCAGTACGTCGTCGGCGTGGATATGCAGGGACTGTATGCGCAGTCGGCTACGCTGCAATCGGCCGCTGCTCCGGGCGCCGGCGGCGACGTCGCTGCCGTGCTCGAGCGCATGGACCGCCTCGAGCGCGCAATCGCAGGGATGCAGATCTATATGGACGGAGACGCACTTGTCGGCTCGGTCGCCACGCGCATGGACTACGCACTCGGCGGCATCTATACAAGCAAGGCACGGAGGACTATCTAATGGCACTATCTTGTAAAATTGGCGGCGTGCAGTACGACGGCCTGCAGCTGATGGGCGTGCAGATCGGGCTGCCGACCGTAAAAACGCAGACCGTCAGCGTCCCCGGCGCGGACGGCGAGCTGGATCTTACCGACGCGCTGACCGGCGAGCCTGTCTTTGGCAACCGCCAGATCAAGCTCAAGCTTGGCTTTTGCCCGCATGGATCTTTTGACTTTTATGCTTTCGCCGCTGCCGTGCATGGGCAGCGGCGAAAGCTGGAGCTAGACGGCCGCGACGGCTACTACATCGGGCGGTGCGCGGTCGGCACGCCGGACACATCGCTGGATCGCACGATCTTTGACCTGACGATCAACGCCGACCCTTACCGGCTGGATGACGCCGAGGTATCCGTAAAGATCCCGATGCTCGCGGCGTCGGACAACGTCCTGATCGGGCGGAGCGTGACTGCGGTCGGATCATCGTCATCGGTCGACGAAAACTTTGACGTCGTCGGAGACGGAGCAAGCAGCGTGCTACGCATCAAGTCCGTTGTCGACACCGGTGGCGGCGTGTATGGCTACGCACGCTTCCGGCTGCCATGGCCGACCGCCGGAAGCTGCCTTGTGTCCGCGGATATCACCGGCGGGTGGTATACCATCGTGGACGTATCCGGTAAGCCATATGGCGACGGCAAAAGCAGGTGGATCTCCAGCGTGCCGGTCGGCGGGCTGTACATGATGCTGGAGACGATCAACCCCGGCGGGTGCACAGCAAGCAACATCAAGCTTTTCCGCGCGCAGCCCGGATCGCTTGCCGGGCTGTGCAGCGACCGGCTGATGTATCCGGCTTCCGACCAAGGCCGTGTGCAGATCTATCGCTGTGATCGCACGTATGCCCCGGCGACGCTCGGCGACCGCGAGACATCCAGCCCGTATCTGCAGATCCGCAAGACGCCGGACTACGCATACGCGATCGGCGGCGCGGCCGGCGAGCTTACGCTTACCGGGCGGAGGGGGTGGATCTGATGTACGCTGGCTATACAGACGGTACGCTGCTTTTTGCGGTCGGCATGGCCGGGCGCGAGATCTCTGCCGGCACGCTGCACCGCGCAGTCGGCGAGATCGACTCGGCGGATTTTGTGCTGCCGCCGTCCAACGCCATGCGCGACGTGCCGATCAAGCGCGCATCCGTGATCTCGATCCAAAAAGACGGGACGGAGATCTTTCGCGGCAGCTTGACTGACACGTCCACGGATCTGCGCGGCAGCCGCACCTATAGCGTGGACGGTGCGATGCTGTGGCTGGACGATATATGCAAAGCACCTTTTACGCTGTCACCAAGCACCGTGGAGTACTACGTCACCGCGCTGCTGACGCAGTATAACGCTGCGTGCGCACCTGCGCGTAAGATCTTGCTTGGTACGGTGGACTCCGCGCTGCCGACGCTGTCCGTGCAGCATACAGAGTATGTATCTACGCTGTCGCTGCTGCAGGAGGCCATGACGGCCGTTGGCGGGACGATGCGCCTGCGATACTCCGGAGGCAACGTATACCTGGATGTGCACAAAAGCTATCGCCATATGTGCACACAGCAGGTGGACATCCGCAAAAATTTACTAAATCTTACCGACAAAATCGACGGCGCGAACTTGCTGACGCGCGTCTACCCAGTCGGCAAGGACGGGCTGACGATCGACAGCGTAAACGGCGGGGTCCCGTATCTGATCAACGCAGACGCCGAGGCGCTGTATGGCCGCATCGACGGTACGGTGCAGGTAGACACGGATGATCCTGCCGTGCTTAAGTCGACGGCGGCGTCTTATCTTGCCAAAAACTGCGGCCTGTCGCGTGGAATCGAGGTCAGCGCGGCGGACCTGTCCGGTGCAGACACGGAGCTGGAGCCTTTTGATGTCGGCGACAGCGTGCGCGTGGTGTCGCCGCCGCACGGCATCGACGCCGTGATGACGGTGTCCAAAGTGGACACAAGTCTCGTCGGCGACAAAGACAGCCTGACGCTTGGCTGGGGCAGTAAGACGCTGACCGGCGCCGTCGCCTCCGGCGGCGGGTCAGCGGGCGGGTCTGTGGCTGCGTCTGGCGGAGGGATCGACGTGGACAGCGCGCTATCTGACACATCCACAAATCCGGTGCAAAACCGGGCGATCAAGGCCGCGCTGGACACCAAGGCCGACAAGACTGCCCTGGGCGATAAGATGGACAAGTCCGGCGGGACTTTTACGGGCAATGTCGCCGGCAAGTACTTTACCGGTACATGGCTGCAGACAACAGAGGCAACCGACCTCGGCCGCGTACCCGGCAAGATCGCCGTACTGGATGAGTCTGGCTGGGTGTACTATCGCACACCGGCCGAGCTGCTGGCCGACATCGGCGCCATGTCTGGCAGAGATTACTACACCAAGGCGGAGACGGATGCTGCCATCGCCGTGCGTGCGAGCCTGTCGCACTACGGCACAACCATGCTGTCGACCAGAATCGATTCCATCAGCAAGGTGCTTGCAGCCACGCCATACGCGGTAAAAACGGCGCTGGACGCGGCAAAAGCATATGCGGATAGCGTCGTCACCGGCTCGGACTATGTCACCGAGCAGGGGGCGAATGACTTTTGGACGTGGCGCAAGTGGAGCAGCGGCATTGCGGAGCTGTGGGCGGTATCCGGCGTCGATCAGATTGCGATCACGTCCGCGTGGGGCAGCATGTACTATGGCACGTGGATGGACTTGCCGAGCAACGTCACAGCACGGCAGTATCCTTTTGCTTTTATCGCCACGCCGTTGGTATCGGCGTCTTATAGCGGCGGGGATAAGGACGCTTGGCTGATATCCACTTTTGGCGCAAGCGACGATCTGCTTACCCGCGCGCCGGCGTATGCACTCGCACGGCCTACCACGGCGACGATACTAACTCCACGCATCAGCTACTACGTCGTAGGCAGATACAAGTAATGGGACATCGTATGACAAGCAAAAAGCAAACGGAGGTGCTATATGGATCATGTAATCACAGATAATCGCGCGTGGGTGCCCACGGAGATCATGGTAAGCGCGGCAATCATGGCAAAGACCGGCGCGGAGATCGACGCAGCGCTCGGCCGCGAGCAGGCGGCCGGCACGATCATCTACACGGCAGGGTACGATCAGATCAAGCAAAAGGCGCTCGACGGCAGCTGGGCGGAGGTGGCAAAGTGACAGCAAAGGATGTGATCCTTGCGCGCAGGCTCGGCGGCGGGTCTGGCGGCGGAGGCGGAGACGCTATCACGGACGGCATCGTCGTCAAGGCGCGAGACGCGGACGGGTATGCCACGGTAGTGGACTTTTACGGACATCAAATTTGCGTAGAGCAGTTTGGGTGCCAGTATGAGGCGGATAATCCTTTCCACCGCCTCGCAAAAGTTAATGCAAAGCAGACTATAACAGCAATAGGCCCGCGCGCGTTTCATAATAATGTCAGTTTGCAGGAGCTGACCGGGGTTGATTTTGGTGCAATCACGTCAATCGGCGATAAAGCGTTTTTCAATGTTCAGTCGTTGGCCCTCGGAGACGTTGACCTCGCGCTTGTCACAGAATATCCAAACGGCGGCATTTTCCAAAATTGCGGCGGCATTACCAAATTGACAGTCCACGCGGATGGCAATATACACTACAATTTGTGCAACAAGTGCAGCAGCCTTACAGATATCGTTATCGATGGTAGCGTGGCTTTCACCGAGGGCAGTACTGACAGCTCTTACGCCGCGCTCGGTCGCAACACAGCGCTTGTCAACTGCAAAATCGGTGGCGTTGGAAAACCGTGCACGAGGACATCAAAAACGACGTTTAGCGGTTGCACAAACAAAAATCTGGTCGTAGAGATCTATGTTGCTGGAGCGGATGCTGATACAGCCGTATCAAACATCCGTAATGGTGCTATCAATGCAACGATCATAATTAAGGCGGCGGAGGATACGACCTACAACGGCGCTACCTATGCGGCTGGCGACACCATCATCACATCGACGCCGGAGGTGACAGCATGAGGCAAAGACACATCTTGTATACATACGGAGACGGCACAAAGCGCAGCCGCATCAATATCGTGGCAGACAGCGGCAAGCTGCTGACTAACGACGCTGGCGTGACGACCTACACCTGCGTCGACGTAGACACGACCGACGGCTGGACGGAGATCGATGCGCCCGGCGAGGAGATCAGCGACACGGAGGCGCTGCGGATCATCACGGGAGGTGCTGCTGATGACACGTAAGGACGCGATGGCTTACCGCGCGGCGATCGATCTGGCTGCGCAGGCGCTGGACGACACCAAGGCCGTGGAGGCACAGTGCCTGTACCCAGGCTTTGCAGTAGGAGTCCCTTACGCTGCCGGAGACCGGGTGGTGTATGACGGCAAGCTGTACAAGGTGCTGCAGGCGCACACCAGCCAGGCAGACTGGACGCCGCCGGCCGCGCCGTCGCTTTTCGCCGAGGTGCTGCCCGGCCAGGGCGGCACCGGCATCGGCGAGTGGCAGCAGCCGGACAGCACAAATCCCTACCAAAAGGGCGACAAAGTGACGCACAACGGCAAAACATGGGAGTCAACTGCCGACAACAACGTATGGGAGCCCGGCGTGTACGGCTGGACGGAGGTGTAAAGGATGGACATCGTGGAGGCTTTTGCCACCAAAAACAAGTGCTATCAGGTGGCGACGCCGCTGACGCCGCAGGGCATCATGCTGCACAGCATCGGTGTGCCGCAGCCTAACGCGGCGGTGATGGCGCGCAGCTACAACCAGTACCAGCCGGGCGGACGGAGCGTGTGCGTGCACGGCTTTATCCAGCGCGACGGGACGTACTACCAGACGCTGCCGTACACCATGCGCGCGTGGCACTGTGGTGGCACAGCGAACGCAACGCACATCGGCATCGAGATGACGGAGCCTGCGTCCATCGTCTATACCGGCGGCGCGAGCTGGCGCGACCTTGACCCGGCTGCGACCGAGGCGCACGTGCGCGGGACGTATGCCGCAGCCGTGGAGCTTTTCGCGCAGCTGTGCACGCAGTACGCGCTGGACCCGCTGGAGGACGGCGTTATCATCAGCCACGCCGAGGGCGCGGCAAGAGGCATCGCCAGCGCGCACGCAGATCCCACACACCTATGGCGGGCGTTTGGGCTGACGATGGACGGCTTTCGGGCGGACGTTGCGGCCAAGATGACCGCAGGAAATACAGACGAGGAGGACGACGACATGGTAAGATACGACAGCATTGACGACGTGCCCGGCTGGGCGCAGGACACGGTGCGCGCGCTGATGGACGCGGGCGCGCTGCAGGGTGACGATCAGGGGCGGCTGGACCTGTCGCTGGATATGATCCGCGGCATGGTGATCGGCAAGCGGTACTCGGACGCGCGCAGCCCCAGATACGCCACGATCGACGACGTGCCCGGCTGGGCGCGCGAGGAGACGCAGCGGCTGATCGACCGGGATGTACTCAGCGGTGTCGGAAACGGCAAGCTGGACTTGTCGCTGGACATGCTGCGCACGATGCTCGTGTGCCAGCGGATGATGGACACCGCTGGCAGCAGGAAGTGAGGCGCGGATGTCGGAGGTTGTCATTGCCGCGCTGGTCAGCGCAGCGGCCGCCATTGTGGTCGGCCTCATCAACAGCCGCGCGCAGCACAACAAGCTGATCGCGGAGCTGGACAAGCGCGACGAGCTGCAGGCGTATCGCATTGAGCAGCTCGAGCGCAAGGTGGACAAGCACAATCAGGTCATCGCGCGTACATATAAGCTGGAGGAGTGCACCGAGCTCCTCGGCGAGCGCATCAAGGTGGCCAATCACCGGATCGATGATCTGGAGCACAAAAATTAAGAGGAGGACATCATTATGGAACTTGGTATTGCATCTGTGGCGGCGATCACCGCCATCGCGTATCTGCTGGGCATGGCCGTCAAGGCGACCGAGACCGCGGACAAGTGGATCCCGATCATCTGCGGCGCGACCGGCCTGATCCTTGGCGTCGTCGCCTGGGCGATGGGTGTGCCGGACTTTCCGGCGCACGACTGGCTCAACGCTGCGGCCGTCGGCATCGTGTCCGGATGGGCGGCGACGGGGCTGAATCAGAGCGTGAAGCAGCTGACGGATAATAAATAATTGGGCAAAGTAAGGCCGCCGGAGCGTAAGTGCTCCGGCGGCTTTGTGATTTTAAATTTCTGTGCCATCTGGCAGCGTAAACTTGATGTTGACTTTGCAGCCGAGTGCTTCTCCGACGCGCTCCCATTCTTCTACGGTAAATTTTCCGGTATTCAGCCGTTTGTTAAGCAGCTGGGGGGACCATCCGAGCCGTCGCGCCAGCTCGGAGTTTGTAATCCCAAAATACGCAAGCTTCATTTCAATTATTTGCCGCGCTGTCACGGTATCACTTCCTTCTGTTAGATAGCATAACCTATTTAGTTTAACGTGTCAACTAAAAATTTTCTGAAATATCCGAAAAAGTTAAAATATATGGTTGACATTATAAACTATTTGGTTTATAATAATACTCGTAAGGCAGAGGGAAACCTCTTGTGAAAGGAAGTGAGGGAATGACCGAGATGAACGTCACAGAGGCGCTGCTGAAAGCAATCCTCGAACTCATCGAGAAGTGCGAAACGCTTGAAGAACTTCGCGAGAGCGTCAAGCGCATCATGCATGAGTAAACAAAAAGAGTAGCGGCACCGACCAAAGCCCCGCTACTCGCACCCGAGAAGGTGAGCCGGGAGCCTTACCCCGGCCACCTTGATTATAAACCGAGTAAGGCAGAAAAATCAAGGAGGAAACACTATGAAGTACGAAGTCTACGAAAATAACGGCGGCGCCGTTATGCTCGCTATCCTCGACGACGATTGCAAGCCGGCCGCCATTTTTGAAAACTGGGAGTATGGTCAGCGCGGCGTTTTGGCCGACGCACTGCAGGAGCTTGCCGCAGATCCGACGGCGTGGAGAGCGTGGGACGGCGACCTTGTCGAGCGCATCGCGTCCGAGTGGCCGTACAGCGGTGAGGCAGAGCCGCCCACGCTTACCGAGCTTTACGACGAGATCAGCGGGAGCGATGCATGCATCATTGACAGTGACGGCGATATGATCCCCGCACAGCGCATGGGCGCCGCGGCTCTCAAGGCACTTGGCCTGAGCCATGAGGATGACGATCAGTAATGCGTGCGGCAATCTATATCCGTGTATCAACGAGCGAGCAGGCGGCAGAGGGATATTCCCTCGCCGCCCAGCGCAAGAGCTTGATGCAGTGGTGCAATGGCCGCGCCTATGATGTAACCGGCGTGTATGCGGACGAAGGGATCAGCGCGAAGGACATCAAGCATCGACCGGCAATGCTGCAGCTGCTATCCGATGTGCAGGCCGGAGAAATCGACGTTGTGTGCGTCTGGGCGCTCAGCCGATTGACGCGCAGCGTTGCTGACCTATACAGCGTGTGGGATCTGTTTGCGACGCACAACTGCGGGTTAATTAGCTACACAGAGGCTTTTGACACGACCACGCCGACCGGGCGCGCAATGATGGGCATGCTCGGGATTTTTGCTCAGATGGAACGAGAATTTACGGCAGAACGTGTCAGCGCGGCGATTGCCGAACGGGCAGCGCAGGGAAAGCGGACGTGCAATGAAGTCCTTGGCTATGACCTCGATGGCAAGGACAGCCTGAAGATCAACCCGGCGGAAGCGGAGCGCGTGCGGTATATTTTTGATCGTTACTTGGAATATCGCAATCTGTCGGCCGTTGCCGAGCTGTGCAGATTGCGCGGCTACACCGGGAAACGCGGTAGAGTACAGACTGCCGAATCAATCCGGCGGATACTTATCTGTCCGGTATATGCTGGCTACAACAGCTATAAGGGCCAGTTGTACAAGGGATGTCACGCGCCCATCATATCTGTCAAAGATTACAATCGTGTGCAACGGATACTACAGCAGCGAGGGAAGCGAGTCAGGATACTGTATCAGCAAATCAAATGACAAACTGCGGTGGCATAGGGATAATCATGGGGATATATATTTGCGCCATATCTCGCAATGCAGTAATACCAATGCATAGTGGCAATGCACACCATGCTTGACGTGCGGAGGGTCACAGGTTCGAGTCCTGTATCGTCCACCAGCAAAAAACCCGGCAATCCATTGAGATTGCCGGGTTTTTTGCGTTTTGCAGTGCGCCCGCATTGCGTCAGTATGCCCTCTGCGTGGGGATAAAAAAGCGGATATTTTGTGCCCGCTGCGGCGTCATGGGGATATTTTTGGGGATATATTTTCCGAGATTTCCGGCGCGGGGAAAGCTGCCAGCACCGCGCCGAGATTGGCCACCGGGCTGCGCTCAATGAGATGCGTGTAGATGTTGAGCGTTGTCTCCACCTTGGAGTGCCCGGCCAGATACTGCACCACCTTGATGTTTGCACCGGCCAGGATCAGGTTTGTGATGTATGTGTGGCGCAGGATATGCGGCGTTACGGCAAAGTCGATCGTGATCCGCACGCGCGAGTTACGCACGGTCTCGCCGAGCTTTTTTTCGCGGAGCACGGTCTCGCCGCGCTCCGTGCGCTTGGCCGTGCCGGTCTGGCGGCGCGTGATGTACCGCCAGGCGTTGCGGTACGCCGTCATACTCCACGGCTGGCCGTCGCTGCTGCTGATGACATAGTCTCCGGTCGCGGTGCGCTGCAGGTCGGCGAGGCAGCCGACGAGCGTGGGCGGGATTGGCACGTCGCGCCTGGCGGCCGCGCTCTTGAGCTCGCCCGAGACGACCGGCTGATTGTGCACCCAGCGCAGCGCGCGGCGCACGGAGATGTACGGTGCGGCGCCGTCGAGGTGCACGCAGTCCCACTGCAGGCCGAGAATCTCCTCGCGGCGCAGCCCGGCGTACAGCCCGATCATCACAAAGGGATAGATGCGCGTGCCAGCGACCGCGTCCTCCAGCGTGCGCATCTGCTGGCGGGTAAGCGCCTCTTTTTCCGCTGCACGCTTTCCGCCTGCGCGCAGATCCACGCACGGATTTACACGCACGATGCCGGCCTTTTCGCCCGCGGAAAAAATTTTTTTAAGCGCGCAGACGATCTTGTCCTGCGAGCTGCGCGACAGATCCGCACAGGCCAGCATGACGTCGGCGATGTCGCCCGGCGTCACGTCGAGCATATGCCGCGCGCCGATGATGGGACAGATGTGGCGGTTGATGGCGATGGCATAGTCCGACTTGCGGCTGTCGCTCAGGCGCGGCGTGTACAGCTTGTACCATGCCTGCGCATACTGCCACACAAGCGGATTTTCCGCGAGCTGCGTGCGGCGCTCGACCTCGACCAGGCGCTCGGCGACCTTGCGCTCCAGCTCCTGCGGCGTCTTGCCGTAGACGGCGATATACACGCCGCGCTCGTCCTTAATCTTTTTTTTAAGATAATTTTGCATAGCTTCGTAAAAGTTCGCGCCCGGTGTGACTGCACCGGGCGCTTACTGTTATGTGTCCAAAGTGGACACGGGCTCCTGCTCCGGGCGGACGAGGATCTCGATGGCTGCGCCGTATCCCGTCTCGTCTCTGATCAGATCGTAGTGCTCTGCGCCGTCATCGTCGTCGTCACAGATCACCACCTTGTACTTGCCGCCGTAGATCTCTGCCGTGACGCCGAGCACGCGCCCGGTGCGCTGCAGGTTATGGACGCGGCCGGTGCTGCCGCGCTTGATGTAGCCGATGTGCTGCCCGGCGACCAGCACCTTGATGGCGTTGGGGTCGTACTCGTTGCCCGGGTCATCGACCAGCTCGACCGGCCCGTCGGTAAAAGTATACTGATAGATGCGCTCGTCGGTCAGGCCGTCGTCGATAATCTCACGCTGTGTCATGTCGTAGTCTGGGTTATCCTCGGCCAGCTCCATGATCGCATCCAGATGGTAGGACGTGCCGGCGACCTTGTGGCGCTCAAACTTTGCGCGGGGCTTTGCGGGCGTTTTTTCGGCTGCTGCCTTGGATGCGGCTGCGTCCGCCTGCTTTTGCGCCCACTGCTCGCGCAGCTCGGCAGCGTGCGCTGCGTCGGCAGCTTCGCGCGCCGCCTTTTTTGCGCGATTATACTGCACAGCAAACACGACAAAAAACACAATGGAAACCAACGCCAGCGCGTAGACGATAGCGCCGAGCACAACGTCGCTCGCCTGATTGCCAAAGATCCATACGGGCACCCAAGACCCAGCAAGCAGTGCAATCGCCACCCAGACTGTCCAGTACTGATACCACTTTTTCATTTTTTGACTCTCCTCCCGTGTCCACTTTGGACACAATCAAAATTTTGCGCGCAGCTCGACCACACGGCCGAGGATCTGCACGGGTAAGCTCTCGATCTCTGCGTTTGTGTAGTACATGGGCTCGTAGGCGGGATTGCTGGGTATCAGCGTCACGCCCTGCGGGCTCTTTTTGACTTTTTTGACCGTCGCGTCGTCGCCGTTGACAAGCACGACGGCGATGTCTCCGCTTTCCACGTCCGGCTGGCGGCGGACGATGACGGTGTCGCCGTCCGAGATCTTGGGCTCCATGCTGTGCCCCTGTATCTGCAGGCCGAAGTACTCGCCGCTACCATACCGCACCTTGGAGATGTCCTCCCAGCCGACGATGTCCTCGATCGCTTCGATCGGGATCCCGGCTGCTACGTATCCAAGGACGGGGATTCTAATCGCATCACCTGGGGCGTGCGCGTCCATAAAATTCCGCATTGCATCATCATAGGACACGATGCGCGCCGTCTCACTACTCAAATATTTACTGGTATGCATTTTAATTATTGACGCAAACTGCTTTGTGTATACGACGTGCGTGGCCGTGCCACCGTCGTCTCCCGCCTCAAAATCGACGCTTGCGATTGCAAATTTAAACCAATTAATTATTGCGAGGTCTTGCTTGCCGTACACCATAATTTTAAGCAGCCAACTTTTTAAAGTGATTTCGCCCGAAAAATTGTGCATGTACAGGTCCGCCGGTATGTCGCTGCTTATCGCATCGTATATCTCCGCAAAGTGGTCAACGATGGTGTCCCAATTCTCAAAAATTCCAGTTCCGCCCAAAAACTCGACCGGGACGTCGAACATGTCGGCCACCTTTTGCATTGTTTTAAGTCCCGGTTCGTGGTCGCCGGTCTCCCACATGGTCACCGTCGTCCTGGCCACCGATAGCATGCCGGCCAGCTTGCTCTGCGTAATATTTTTTGCGTCGCGCAGATACCTAAGATTTTGCATTTTCATCACCCGATCAAATAATAGTCACAATTTTTGACGTTTGCAATATCCGGACAAAAAAATAATGACAAAGATATTGACATTTGCGTTTTTTGGGGGTAAAATGATGTCATAAACGGTGACATTGCTGTTTGCAAGGTCGCAAACTATGACATTCGCCCAGCAGGAGGTGTTTTTATGCACGGAATTATCATCGCCCGTAAGGCTGCAGGCCTTACACAAGCGGATTTGGCGGCAAAGGTTGGCGTATGTCGCACGGCCGTCGTTGCATGGGAGTCCGGCAAGTCTTACCCGCCGGCATCCAAGCTCCCCGCGATCGCGGCGGCATTGAGCTGCACGATCGACGACCTGTACAAAGCGCCGGCCTGACCGGCAGAAAGGAGCAAAAACATGTCTGTTACCGTTGACTTTGTCTTTAGCTTGGCGTTACAGGCACAAAACGAATACATCCTTAATTTGCGCAAGGTATTACTCAGCGTGCCCGACAGGCCGCCGGAGATGGACGAAACGCTCCGCAAAGTGCTTGCTACGGCGGAGCTAGAAGCACTGCGCATTGAGGAGCTGCGCAACAAACTCGATACCAGTATCTTAGCAATGGAGGCGTAAAAACACCATGCAGCACAACTACCACAATATCAGCCAAACCGGCAGGCGCATTGCCGGCATGACGCAGGAGCGCTGGGCGGAGGCGCTGGACATCTCCGTCGAGAGCGTGCGCCTGTACGAGTCCGGGCGCGGGATGCCGTCTGACGACGTCGTGACGCGGATGGTCGAGGTGTCCGGCGCGCCGGTGCTCGGCTACTGGCATCTGCTCAACAAGAGCCGCGTCGCGGCCGACCTGCTGCCGCAGGTGGACACCATCGCGCTGCCGCAGGCCGTGATCCAGCTGCTGCGCCGGATCCGCGACTTTGACAGCTCGCACCGCATCGACCGCCTCGTTGACATTGCCGAGGATGGCCGCATCGACCAGGACGAGCGACCGGACTTCGAGCGGATCACACGCGAGCTCGACGGGATCGTGCAGGCGGCGATGCAGCTTAAGTACGCAAAAGGAGGGGACGAGGATGGCCATGCTGACGACTAAGGACGTGTGCGATCAGCTGTCGATCTCGCGGTCGTCCGTCGGGCGGCTTGTGACGGACGGCGAGCTGCCGTGCTACAAGCTGGGCAAGTCGCTGCGCTACTACCAGTCGGACGTAGACGCCTACGTCGAGCGCTGCCGCATCGCAGCGGCACCGGCAGCCGTCTGCGCACCGCAGCCGCGCCAGAAGCCGCAGCCGGAAAAGCGCAAGCGCGGCCGGCCGATCAAAAACGCGGTGCCGGAGTACTACCCCGGCATGAGGGTGGTGTGAGTATGATGATGGGGCAAAAAAAGAGCCGTGCCCGCGGCGACGGGCACGACTCCAGGTGCAAAAGTGTAGCAGCTACTACGCTTTTATCTTACTGCAAAAGCTTTGATTTGGCAAGGGGGGATTTTTGATGGCCGTCATGCGCGTGGAGAAAACAGGCAATTACACAGTCATGAGCAATCGCCATTTGGACGATCCCCGCCTGAGCCTCAAGGCGATCGGCCTGCTGAGCAAGATCCTGCGGCTGCCTGACGACTGGGATTATACGCTCGAGGGCCTCGCTCGGATCTGCAAGGAGGGCAAGGACGCCATCCGGTCCGCGATCGTGGAGCTGGAGCAGGCGGGCTACATTGAGCGCCGCCAGACGCACGCGGCGGACGGATCTTTTGCGGGCAACGAGTACATCGTGCACGAGGCGCCGCTGGGCGCTGATGCGACACCGTCGTCGGATAATCCCACAACGGTGTCACCGTCGTCGGGAAACCCGTCGACGGATAACCCGTCAACGGGAAATCCAACGCAACCAAATACTAAAGATACCAAGTACTTAGATACTAATACCCCCCTTACCCCCCAGAGGGGGCGTCGAGCGCCGAAAAAAGAGCAAGGGCGAGAACCGACGTGGAAGCCGGAACGCTTCGCGGCGTTTTGGAAGTACTACCCACGGGGCGAAAAGCCAAGGGCTGCCGCGGCCGCGTGGGACAAGCTCAAGCCGGACGATGCGCTGATCGATGACATCGCCAGAGCGCTCAAGCGCCAGATGGCCAGCGAGGAGTGGCAGCGGGGTGTGGGCATCCCGTATGCGGCTACATACCTAAACCAGCGGCGCTGGGAGGACGAGCCACACGCGCCGGCAGAGCAACCGGCGGAGGGAGGAGGCCTGCCGCTATGGACGTAAAGCAGACACTGATCGATGCGCAGGCGGCCGTGATCGGCAGCGTGCTGATCTCGCCGGAGATCGTCGGCGACGTGATGCTGCGCGTCTCAGCGGAGGACTTTTTGACGCCGGAGTACCGGCACGTGTACGATGCCATCCGCGCACAGTGGTCCGCGTGTCAGACGGTCGACGTGGTCACGGTGCTGCACCGCCTGGGCGATGCATATCGGCAGATGCTGGTGCAGATCATGGACGACACACCGACGGCGGCGCACTGGGAGGCATATGCCGACGTGATGCGCGATCAGGCAAGGCTTGCGCGCATCAAGGATGCGGCGTCCAAGATGCTCGACGCGGTGACGCTGGACGAGGCGCGCGCGGCCGTCGAGACGGCGAGCGAGTGCCTGTGCGACAGCAAGACGCTGCGCGTCGTCAGCTGGCATCAGGGACTGTGCGAGTTTTACCAGCGCCACGCCGATGGGCATCAGCCGGACTATCTCCGCTGGGGCATCCGGCAGCTGGACGAGAGGCTCTACGCCGAGCGCGGCGACCTGATCATCCTCGGCGGCCTGCCGAGCAGCGGCAAGACGCTGCTGGCGACGCAGTTTGCGATGCACATGGCGCGCAGCGGTCTGCGCGTCGGGATTTTTAGCCTTGAGACATCGGACGCCAAGCTGTACGACCGCATGGTGGCACAGGTGCAGGGCATCAACTTCGGGCGCATCAAGCGCAATCAGATGATCGCCGAGGACTATGCCTCCGCGACGACCGCGATCCGGACGGCGGAGCACATCAACCTTGATGTCATCCGCGCTGGCGGTTTCGGCGTCGCCGATGTGCAGGCGGTCGCCATGGCGCGGCGGTACGACGTGATCGTCATCGACTACGTACAGCTGCTGCAGGCCAAGGGCAACACCCGCGTCGAGCAGGTGACCAACATCTCGCTCGCGCTGCACACGATGGCGCAGCGGACCGGCATCGCCGTGATCGCGCTGTCGCAGCTGTCGCGCCCCGAAAAAGGCACGGCACGCAGCCGCACACCGTCGATGTCGGACCTGCGCGAGTCCGGCCAGCTGGAGCAGGACGCAGACGCTATCATGATCCTCGCGGCGCAGCCCGGCGGCGACCGGGTGCTGTCGATCGTCAAAAACAAAGAGGGAGAGCGCGGCGCGATCGAGCTGGTCTTTGACGCGGCGCATCTGCGTATGCTGCCGGCGGTGTCCAAAATGGACACACGTGCCGACCACGACGACGAGGACGACTGGCCGCGGATGCAGGCATGGCCGCGCACCGCGGAGGGAGGAGGCGAACTGCCATAAAGATCGGCGACAAGCTGCCCGGCATGGTGCCGTCCTACGGCGTCAGCTGCACGGGCTTTGTGTCGGATGGGCAAGCCTTTACCGGCACAGTGGTGTACATCCATCCGCAGCGGCGGTTTTATACCGTCGAGTTTGAAATGCCCCGCGGACGCAAGTGCCGCGAGAGCTACTACTTCCCGGATCGCGCCGGTGATCCGGATGCCAACATCACGCCGCGGCGACCGCGTGAGGCGCGGATGGCGGGCGAGACAAAGCGCAGGAAGAAAGGTGCAAAAAAATGAAAGTTATCAGCATTGTAAATCTCAAGGGCGGTGTCGGCAAGACCGCTACCGCCATCAACATGGCCAGCATCCTGGCGACGGAGCACGGCAAGAGCGTGCTGCTGATCGACGCAGACCCGCAGGCCAACGCGACCCGCTTTTATGGCGGCGAAAATGCGCCGGTGAAGCTTTGCGACGTGTTTACGCATCCGGATGCGTGGGACAGCTACTGCTGGATGACGCAGGTCGACGGCGTGGACATCATCCCCGCCAGCATGGACCTGCTGCAGCTCGACGTCGCGGCGGCGACCGCGGACGCCAAGCTGATCCAAAATTTTGCGGACTTTGTCGGCGATATGCGCGACGAGTCGGACTATGACTATGTCATCATCGACTGCCCGCCGGGCTTTACGGCGGTGTCGATCGCGGGCATCTCCGTCAGCGACGACATCATCATCCCGGCCAAGGTCGACGCCTTTGCCATCTCCGGCATCGACGAGCTGACGGCGCAGATCCGCGCCGTGCAGACGGTGCGCAGCGGCATCCGGATCGCCGGTGTGTTGGTGACGATGTGGCACAACGCGCCGGTCGTGACGCAGGGCGAGCAGTACCTGCGCGCCATGGATGTGCCGGTGTTTGAGACCACGATCCGCCGCACGGACAAGATGGACGAGGCGACCTTCGCGCGCCAGCCGATCAGCACATACAGCCGCTGGTGCGCGGCCGCCCGCGACTACCGCGATTTTGTGGACGAGTACCTGGGCAAGGAGGCGGCAGACGATGAGTAATTTTAACCTCGCGGACTACATCAAGCCGCCAGAGGGCGCTGCCAAGCCGGCCGAGCGCAGGCTGCAGATGATCCCTACGCGCAAGATTTTCGCAAACGACAAAAATTTTTACGACACCTCCAAGGTCGATGACCTGATCGACAGCATCCTGATGCAGGGGCTGCTCGACCCGCTAACCGTCCGGCCGTCCGGCGACGGCGAGGGCTACATCATCATCTCCGGCCACCGGCGCCACCGCGCGCTGATGACGATCCTGGACGACCATCTCGCCGAGGACACCAAGCCGTTTGAGACGACGCCGTGCTTTGTGCGCGACCCGGGCGACGACCTGATGGAGGAGCTGATGCTGATCCAGGCCAACAGCGCGACGCGCGTGCTGACCTCGGCGGAGACCTCCAAGCAGGTCGACCGTGTGCGCGATTTGCTGTACGGCCTCAAGTCCCATGGCTACGAGTTCCCGGGCCGGATGCGCGACTACGTCGCCAGCGCGTGCAATATTTCGGCGTCCAAGATCGCACGGCTGGACACGATCAAGACCAAGCTGATCCCGCAGATTAAGCAGTACTATGACGACGGCCGCATGCCCGAGAGCGTGGCCTACGAGATCGCCAAGTGCTCCGCGGACGACCAGCAACTGATCGCCAAGGTCAAGGGCAACGGCCAGGACGGTCTGGTCGCCATGCGCTGCGGCGAGGCCGAGCGCATCCTGAGCGACCGCGACAGTCTCGCCGCCCGCAAGTGCAAGTATGCATGCGGCGTCCCGTGCGGCAACATGGTCAAATCGCTGCAAAAGACGACCGGCAACTACATGCGCAGCTGCGAGCACACCTGCTGCATGGAGTGCTACGACATCGCTACGTGCGACAAGTACTGCAAGGTCGCCAAGGACAGGCACCTGCAGCTCCGCGAGGATAAGGCCGAGGCCGAGCAGCGCGCGAACGACGAGGCTGCCAAGCGCCGCGGGGAGCGCGAGAGCAAGTGCCGCATCTACTGGGGCAGACTGACGCACGCGCTCGCCGCATACGGAGAGCAGGAGGCGGTCGCCGAGGCGCTGCACACCACTGTGGCTGGGCTTGCGAGTGGCGGCACGTATTGGGCGCCTTACAGGAGTGTGGCTGTCGAGTCGCTCGACGCGCTGGTCGCGGCCGCCGACATCCTCGGCGTGACCACGGACTATCTGCTCTGCCGGACGGACAACCCGCACTTTACGGCGCTGCCGCAGCGCGAGTACAAAAAGGAGGACGACGCATGAAAATCTACATAGCAGGTAAGATCACCGGAGACCCGTACTATAAGGCCAAGTTTGCCCGCGCCGCGGCGGACATCGCCGATGCCGGCCACACGCCCATCAACCCGGCCATGCAGCCGGAGGGCATGAGCAACGCCGACTATATGCGCATCAGCTTTGCGCAGCTGGACAGCGCGGATGCAGTCGCGTTTTTGCCGGGCTGGGAGGACTCCAAAGGTGCACGGATTGAGCACCTTTTGGTGGAGTACACCGGCAAGCCGACGTATGACATCAAGTCTGCGCGCTATTACAGGTGGACGCTTGCGACGACACGCGAGGGCAAAATCCGCGGCGTCGTCGGCGGGCGCTGGGATTTTAACGGCATGACACGCGACGAGGTCATGGATACGTTACGGCTTTGCATCGGCGCCAGCAAGGAAAACTGTGACAAGTGTCCGCTGCGCGACATCGACTGTTGTGATGATATACTGCTGCAGGCTGCCTTTGAGCTTCTGCAACATCATCAATTTTTAATCGACGAGCAGGAGGCCGGCCATGGCAAGTAATAATCACGCGTCGCGGGATTTGGCCGGCCTGTCACTGCGGCTGCACGAGCTGGCAATCCACACCGGGGACCTTAAACACAGCTGCCTCGGCTGCGGGCACGAGCACAACTGCGGCGTCCACGGCTGCGCGGTGCTGCTGGCGGCGGAGGATGCTGTGGTTAAGCTCAAGGCCTACGTGGATCTCGGGTTTGAGCCAGAGGAGTACAAGCGGACCATGAGCTCGGACATCATTGTCCGCTGCGCGGCTGCTGCGCTTGGCGTATCGGTCGAACAGCTGTGCGAGGTGGTTGCGCTTGGGAAGGCCGGGCGCTTGATGGTGCTGCCGGACGGGGTGGCGATGCCCAGTGATTAAGGCCGTACTTATCAGCATCCGCCCAAAGTGGTGCGAAAAAATTGCCAGTGGTGAAAAGACGATTGAGGTGCGCAAGACGCGCCCGAAACTGGAGACGCCGTTCAAGTGCTACATTTATGAAACACAGGGCTGGGTGGAGAAGGACGGCATCATGGAATTTAGACTCGGAGGGCGTGTTATTGGCGAGTTTACCTGCGACCGCATTTACGGGCTCGCACCTCTCAACCATGCACCAGACGATGTGGAGCAGCAAGCCTGCCTG